TGGGTCACCTGTGGAGCAACCGCGATGCGTCCGCCGAGACAGCGCTTTCTGAGGTGCCGTTTGGCGTCAAGGCGATGCTCGACACGCTGCGATGGGGTAGCTACCGATGACCCTCCGCGCCGGCGACATGTGGACACGCATAACGATTGAGCAGGCCACCACCACTAGAAACGCGGTGGGTGAGCCAACGCTGGCGTGGACCACGTTTGCCACTGTGTGGGCTTCGGTTGATTCGCTGTCTGCCCGCGAAACGGAACGCTTTGCCGAGACGGTTGGATTTATGACGCACCGCATAAAGATCCGCTATCTCAACGGGCTCACGTCTGCCATGCGGATTCAATACCGCAGCCGCACGCTAGAGATCGGCCAAGTGCTAGAGCAGGACCGGTTGGATTATCAGGAAATCATCTGCACAGAGAAGCGTGACTCATGAGCCTTCCCGAAGCCCCAGAAGCATTTCTGTACGCACGCCTGACGAGCCGCACGGCCGTCTCTTCGCTCATCAGCACTCGCGTGTACCCGCTAATTGCCCCGCAGGGCGCGCCGCTGCCGCTGGTTGTGTATCAACGGACTGCGGTGGAGCGTCCCCAGTCGCTCGCTGGCAACGTCGGCAATCCCGTCGTGACGCTGCAGCTGACCACCTACGGCACGTCATATACGAGCGTGAAGTCGATTGCTCGAGCGGTACGCCTGGCGGTGGACGGCTGGACTGGCACGACTGCCGGGGTGACGATCCAGCGAAGCACGCTGCAGACTGAGGCTGACGGCGTGGACTTGCCAGCCGATGACCAGATGCTGCCGTACTACTCAGTAGTGCAGACGTTTGACTTCCGAATCAATGAGGCAACGTGATGGCAATGCCAGCCATAAAGTTTGAGTTCCCAGACTTTGAGGAGCTCAGAGAAGGATTCCGTCAGTTGCCGAAAGGGCTTTCTGCAATCACGCAAGGCGCAGCCGTGAAGCGTGCAATGCTTCCGGCCGTGGCAGCGTTGAAGGCAAACTCGCCAAAAGGGCCAACGGGCAACCTTGCGAGAGCGGTGAAAATTAAGTCTGTGCGTTACGCCGAAAGCGGCACTGGCGCGGCAATCGTCGGATACGTGAAGGCCGGAACCGGAAAGGCGAAAGTGGCTCAAGGCGGCAAAGTGAAAAAGGGTGCAGACAGGGCTTTCCATCAGTTCTGGATTGAGTTCGGAACCAAGGAGCGCAAAGTCAAAACACGATCAAGCCGTGGTTTTATGATTGCGTCCAGTTTTGGAAGCCTTGGGCCTTTTTCCATCCGTCGCCAAAGAATGGTGAAGGGCGGACGCAAGGTCGTGCAGGCCACGCCGAAGTACCCTAAGTCTTTTTTCAAGGCCGCCAAGGCTGGCGAGGTGCTTGTGCTGCCAGCCGTGAAGGCCCAGCACCCGGTGCGAAAGACATGGGAACAAGTCAGCCCGCAGGTGGCCGCAAGCCTTACAAAAGAACTGCGGCAAGGGCTCGTAAATGCTCAGAAACAGCTTGCAAAGTACGCCGCGAAGAAAGCCGATAAGTCCGGCAAGTAACTGCAAGGGGTGCCTATTGGTCGCCTAGTTTGTGAGTAGGGCTTTGCCGCCCAAAACTCACTAGGAGAGGCCACGATGGCGACTGATTCGCAGGGCAATACGTTCACCTTCAGCGGCAGCACGTACACCGTCACTAGCGTCACTGTCACGCCTGGCGGCGATCTGCTTGACAACTCGCACCTTGGCCTCTCCAGCGGTGCAAGTCGCACCTACCAGTCACCTGCCCTCATTGACAACGAGGTGAGCTGCGAGGCATACGGGGCCACCGCGTTAGCTATTGGCACGTCAGGCAACCTTGTGTTTGCCAGCACGACCTACACGGCAACCGTCTCAAGCTCCAGTGTTGCCTACAGCGTTGGCGAGCTCGTAAAGCAGTCGCTTACGTTCAAGGTGAAGTCGTAACGACGGGAGGCCGTCGTGGCAACTAGTTCGCAGGGCATCGGCGTCACCATCAGTGGCGACTTCGGAGACATTGACTTTGAGGAAGTCACAAGTGCGTCTATTGACGGCGTGCAAGCTGACACCGTTGAGGTCACTCCTCGCACGTCTACTGTCCGCAAGAAAAAGTTTCGGCCAGCAGACACGGACGACGGCACCGCGTCTTTCGTCATGCGCTCACGCAGTCAGATTACTGATTCCCTAGTCGGGCAGACTTGTGACTTTGTTGTGTACAAGTTTGGGTTAGGCGGGGAGCAGTATTGGAACGGCGTTGCAATCATCCAATCGCTTGCATGGCGGGCTAGTGTAGGAGAGCTACAGGAATACTCTGTGGCATTCAAACTAGGAGCGACAACGTAATGGGGCTTGCTGAAGAAATCCTTGCCGCTGATCAGTCGCAGTCTCTCAAGGTCAACGTGCCTGAGTGGAAGTGCGACGTGTGGGTTCGCACGATGCCGCTTGGCGAGTTGCAGGCGTGGGAACTCGCGTGCCTGCGAGCCAAGGGAGAGGGCATTGACGATTACCGCACGCGGTATTTGTGCAAGTGCCTAGTTGACGCGGACGGAAAGCCGCTCTTCACCAGCGAGCAACTCAAGGGACTGAGCGGCACCGTTGGGGCGCGGCTTTTCAAGATTGCTCAGCGGCACAACGACCTAGACGAGAAGGAGATTGAGGACATCGGAAAAAACTCCTAGCCCGGCCGCTGGATGCCTTTGTGTATCTGCTGGCCGGGACGTTGGGGCGAACTGTTGAGGAACTTGGCCGCACGATGAGCGTAGCTGAGTTCAAGGGTTGGCTGGCAATGCACAGGTACGTGGCACCTTTGGATCTCGGAGGCTGGCGGCAGACAGGGCGAATAGTGGCGGCGACTCTGGCCCCATACACAAAGGGCAGGCCACCAAACGAAGAAGATTTCATGCCGATCGAACGGCCGCCAATGACTGGCGCACAGATCGCAGCGGAACTCTCAAAGCTGAAGCGGTGACGTATGGCAACAACTCTGGCACTGGCGATGCGGGCAAGCATGTCCGCCGGCGGCGTTGTGTCAGGTGCCAACCAAGCCGCCAAGGCGATGGACCGGCTGGGCGATCAGGCCCGCAAAACTTCCAGCGACCTGTCGCTTATCAAGAACATCGCCATTGGGGCCGTGGTTGCCAAGGGCATCAGCATGGCCGCCGATGCGTTTATGTCGGCTGCTCGAGCGGCTGGCAGTTACGCAGCCAATGTTGCCCAAGGCGTGGACGCCATGAGCGACTTGGCACAACGCACGGGCATTGGCGTTGAGTCGCTGCAAGCGTTGCAGATGGCCGCCAAGCTCTCAGGCATTGATGACGTAACCGGAGCCGTTCAAAAGCTTGGCGTGGAAATCGGCCAAGCAGCAGAAAGCGGAAAAACCGAAGCGTTTACCAAGCTTGGGCTGGACTTTCAGCAACTGCAGGCAATGGCACCGGAAGAGCAGTTCCAAGCGATCCAGGCGGCCATCTCGGCACTGCCAACACCAGCAGAGCGTGCAGCTGCCGCCGTTTCAATCTTTGGCAAGGCCGGCGTTGAGTTGCTGCCGTTGATGAATCAGAACCTTGCCGAAGTTGAAGAGCGTATGCGAAGGCTAGGAGCCATCGTGGGTGATGATCAAGTAGAGGCCATCGGCGGCATGAATGACGCCCTAGACATGGTGAAGGCCACCTTTGACGGCATCATCGGCCAGGTGGTTGGCAACCTTGCCCCTGTCGTTGAGTCGCTGGCTAACGACTTGCTGGCGTTCGTGGAAGAGTTCAACAACGTCGGAGGCGAGGGCGGCGGCATTGCCGACACGATTTCCAACGCCTTGCTTGATGTGGCGGACTACTTTGCTGGCATCTTTGACAACGCCGTAGCCCAGTTTGATGGTTTTGGTGTGACTCTGCAGGAAGTTGGTGCTGTGTTTGAGTTTACCGGCAACGTGTTCACTGCCGTCTCAGAGATTTTGCGGGCAGGTTTCAATCTGTTTCAGATTGCTGGCAACGTGTTGGCCATGGGGCTAGGCAAGTTCCTTGAAGGCATCGGCTCGTGGGTTTCCAGTGACCTTGAGAAGTTTGGCAAAGACTTGTCGGCAAACGCCGAAAAACAAGCTCAGCAAAACGCTGCAGAGATGGAAGGTGCCGCGTCTAACGCCGGCGCAGCAGCTAGCCGTGCCGTGTTTGGCGGAAATGCTTCCCAAGGCTTACCGGAAGGCCCTGCAGGCAAAGCGGTAAACAAGGCCCGAGAGCGAATGAACGACCCAGAGGCTCGTGCTGAGCGTGAGCGTGCTAGGGAACAGAAGCAGCGAGACGACAAGGCTGCGAGAGAGGCCGCATCTGCCGCCGCTAAAGCAAAGAAAGATTCGGAAGACGCAGCCAAGGCGCAAGAAAAGGCAGCACAGGAGGCACAGAAAGCAGCCGAAAAAGCCGCAAAAGACAAAGAGCGGATCGCCAAAGACGCCGCCGCCGTTGACGAGAAGATGGCCGGCAAGCAAGGCGACGTTGACGCGATCGTGGCTGAACGTCAGGCCGCCCTTGGCGGCAAGTCTAATGAAGCCTTGAAGGCCAACGACGTTCGCAGCAGCGAGGGCATGGCCCAGTTCCTAGCCCTGGCCACCGGCCGCGAAGATCCCGCCATCGCTGAGTACCGCAAGCAGACTCAAAAGTTAGACGAGATCCGTGGCGAGCTTCGGGCCTTGCAGCAGGAAAAGGTAGACATCCTAGGAGCAGCCGCGTAATGGGCGTCGTCTCCTATACCGAGCTCGCCACCGTCGCCGCTTCTCGGAAGTTTGGCGAAGCACCTACTTTTCAACGCAAGTTCGTCGTAGAGGTGGATGACCCAACCACTTCCCAGACAGCAATCGCCAACGCTCCTGGCATTTCGTTTCTGGCAGCACATCCAGAAGCGTCCTACTGCAAGGCAATGAATGTAGGCGTTTCCAACTACAGCGGCTCCCGCTGGCATTATGAGGTGACGTGGGACTATGAACTGCCCAAGCAGCAGAACGTAGACCCCAACCCGCTGGCTCGAGCAGACATCTGGAAGTGGTCAACTGGCGGCCTGCAGGTGCCGGCGCTCTACTACTACGAGGAAGGCGACGTTCTTACGCCGCTTCAGAACTCTGCTCAAGACTTTTTTGAGGGCGTGCAGACAGACATTTCTACGCTCCAGGCGTCCATCAGCGGCAACCGTGCCACGTTCGACTACGGGCTGGCCACGACGGTGACCAACGCAATCAACTCTTCTTCGTACCTCGGAGCCCCTGAGTACACATGGAAGTGCAGCGGCATTGCTGCGACGCCTGCCGTCGAAGTCGTTAATGAATCGGAAATCCGCTACTGGCAAGTCGAGGTCACGCTTGAGTACCGCCCTGACGGGTGGGAGTTGCAGTTGCCTAACATCGGGTGGAACTACCTTGAGGGCAGCACCAAAGAACGTGTCTACGTAATTGATTCTCAGAGCAAGGAAAGAGTGCCGTCTAGCAATCCGCAGCCACTCAACACCAACGGCACGCTGGCTACCGGTGCCCCAACAATCCTGAAACGTCGCGTCCACAAAGCAGTCAACTTCCAACAATACTTCGGAACGCCCACACAGCAGTAGGAGCAGCCATGCCAGACTTAACGTGGAACATTAACGCCCAAGTTACCCGTGGCAATCTCAACCAAGCCCTAGTGGCGTCTGGCGTCACTGCGAATTGCAGCGCCAGCGGCATCAATACGCTGACGCTCACGCCTGGGACAAACGCTGCCGGCACGGTGGCGATCACAACGGCCACGATGTCTAGCGTGGGCCTGTTCTTCGCCCGCAACCTGTCCACGGTGGCCACAGCGGCCGTTTCGTTTGGGCAGCTATCCGCAGGCGCTCTTGTGCCCTGCGTGTCGCTCAAGGGCGGCGAGGCTGCCGTAGGGCGTCTGGCTGCTGGCAACTACGCGGCTCAGTCCAACCTCGCCGGCACGCAGCTGGTGGTCAGCATCGTCGAGGGCTGACCGTGGCAGAGCAGGGAGCAAGCAACGGCGCAGGGCAGGCGGCTGGCAAGTCGTTTGTGTCGTTCTCTCGCCCGGCGGCTCAGCGGATCGCAAAGGCGGTTCGCACCGTCGAGGCTGGCGACCGGAATCAAGCGGGGCTGACGTTTGACCATCCGATGCCGTCCGTATCGGGCAAGGTCTTTCGCGTCTGCACGTTTACCGGCTCGTGGTCTATCGGCTCCACGAAGAACGTCACGTTTAAGTACCAGACCGCAACGCCCAACACGGCGGCAGTGCAGAACGACTTAATCAATCTGCCGTCTGCTGGTACGCGAAACTGCGTAATAGGACGCGAGGGAACGGCGTGGCACCTGATCAACTGGCAGTGGGACATCGCCTACGCTGCGACGGCGGCCACGCTCACAACCACTTCGCTGCGGTTTGACACGCTTCCGTTTGCGGCCGTGTCCACGTCTTCTACCGTGACGTTCTCGGTCTCTGTCGCTACGTGCAGCACGACGTGAGGTAGCCATGCCGCTGTACCTGCAAAACGGAAAGCTACTGAATAAGACTGGGACACTTGGCACCAGCCAAGGGTGCTGTTGCTCGCAGAATGGAGCATGCTGCGCTCCAGACGGTTCCTGCAGCATCACAACGGAAACTGGTTGTCAATGCGCAATCGGGCGTTGCTGTGGTCCAGACACCGTGACAATACGAGACGGCACAGAAACATACCGAAGGTATAGGGCAGAAAGCCGCCAGGCGTGCATTGATCGCGGCGGAACGTGGCGGTGTGGATCGTTCGGGCCGTTGTCCGTTGAAGGGTATTCTGGAGACCCGCTTTGCGTCTTCAACGCTGGCACTCCCGAATCAGTGTTTCAGGGAGACGGCACAGTTTGCAG